CCTCTTCGCCACGGACGAGGACGGGAGCAAATACTCGCATCTTAGGCCAGAAACGCTTGGCAGCCTCCTTGGAAGCGTCAGTGCCTTCGTTCCAAAGCGAAGTGCCGTACTCGGCAATTGGATCATCATCACCAAAAGTCCGTGGGCTTAGAACGGTCGTGCGACCTTCAGAACCCATCGAATAGTGGTAGTATGCCTCAAAGAACGGATCGCCGGTGCTTGGACAAACGAGTCGAAGCTGATGTGTTCCTTCTTCTGGCTTCCAGAAGTAGTCATTGGTGTCTCCACCTCTTTTATTGGTTAAGGCAGCGTGCTTCTGCCGCATCTTATTCAAGTCAATACCCATTGTATTTCTCCTTTACTGGTTAGTTGACCTTGATACTATAGTACCACAGGCTTATACCCTGTAAAGCTTTTTAGTGAAGTTTTTTTGTGTCATAAAAAAAGGAGCCCGAAAGCCCCTAATTTATCAAAAATCTTTATGAGATATTATTTACTCGGCGGACTCAGGCTCTTCATCTTCTACCTGGAAGATTTTTGCTACAGTCACATTATGGACTCTTAAATCGCTACCAGAAGTCAAAAGAATACTGTCTGTGTATTTTTCCCAGTCTAGTTTTAAGTGCTTTCCTGTCTGACCGTCATGTTCCAAAGCAACTGCTTTATTGAGAGCGTTGATGGTATAGAGAGTGTTTGTTTGTTTCTTGCGGTGAACACGGATAGTGTATAGGCGTGGATTATAGACTCTGTTCTTGGAGACGATTGCGTTATATGACAAGATCTTGTTTGTTGGGTCTTCGTTATCTTCTAATAAGAATATGAACTTATTTGTTAGATTAATGTCTGAAGCTATGAACTCCACTTCAGCAAGAACTGCCTCTTCATCCTCTGTCTTTATGAAGGATGCTAATAATACGCCTCTTTCCTGTCCCATTGAGATACTTTCCTTTTGTTATGTTCTATAACTAGTCTATCAGTTATGTAAAAACTACTACTCTAAATAGTATCCAAAACTGGCTGAATCTCCGACGAATATGCAATACAAAGAACCATTAGATTCTCGAAATCTGTTGAGTATACCGAAAAACTGGTGGATATGTCTTCTTCTTTGAAACTTTTCACATGTTGCTTGATCTTATTCGTCAAGGAAGGGTCTTCGTCTAGAGCCGGCTCGGGGATGCCATAGAAAAAATGTATATCTCTTGCTGATTCAAGCGGAAACAGGAGCTTGACATCTCTTTGGTCTTCTTCTAGGGAAGAGACTCCGAAGGTGACGATCCTTGAAATGTTGTGTGGCTCGATCTTATTTGCAAGGATAGGGTCAGTATGATTGAAGAAGTTTATCATAGCGACGATATAGGATATGAAGTAAGAGACACTATTCTCGTACTCCTGTATAGAGACGTCTCCGACTAGATTATCTACTGCTTGGCGATGTACTAGAAAGATGCTCTCAAACACACCACTGCGGGCATACTCTTGCAAAACGTTAAATGCTATCTTATCGTCTCGGCGCTGGACCTCTGAACACATCACCCGATCAGGGACGATGTAGAGGACGTTTAGTTTTGAGTCCTTTACAGTTTCTAATATCTTGAGGATCGCACCTGAAGTAGGGTCGCCGCCTTCGACAACCATAAGAACATCATCTTTCTTTTTGATTGAACGAAGATAGACAGCGACTTCGTCTTGGTCAAGATTATACTCATAATCGTCGTGCCCAGAGTACTCACCTATAGAAAGGCTGCCACGCTCTTTGATCTCTGAGTCTATTTTGTAAACTCTATACTCTGGGTATGATGTAAGGTGTTCTGCAATGGCGCAACCGAGTTTACCTAGTCCAATGACTTTATCCAACTTGTATATCCTTCATAGAACCTAGAGTTTTACCTCTTTTAATGTTTACCCTAAAAGTTCCAAAGTTTGTCGAACTCATAAGTGCTAGCAATGGTTTAATTAGGTTCTCATCCTCTTTTTTCATATCAAGTACGACCGCATCGTGGATCAAGAAAGCGATGTTAGAGCCAGAGGAGCGGTTACGAAGCAAGTACTCCATCTTTAGAGCCTGCTTTAGGGTTAGTTCTGCTGCGGTGGACTGTACCAAGTAGTTGAGGGCGTGATGTTCGCTTACATCCGGCATTTCTTTCCTAAATGGTGTTCTAACTGTGCTACCATCCCAATATTCTTTGAGTAGGCGACCCTTCTCGTAGAAACTGGCTAGTTTCTGCATATCTCGCTGGTTGACGGCTGATTTTGAACCATAAAGCCAAGCAAAAAAAGCTACCTTTGCGTCATTTCTATTGTGAACATCGGTAAAGATGTTATTTAGATGAAAATCGTGAACATCCTCGGTTGGCTGCGGTTTACCCAGTAGACCAAGCAGCGTTCTGACCTCTGCCCCATTAAAGTCTAGCTCAATGAAGTAATCATTTTGAGGAAGGACCGCTGATCTAAACTCTTTACTAAGGGTCAGGATAGGAAATGACCCCTTTTTGGTTGTTAGCCTCCCAGTCCTTGTCCCAAACTGGTTATAGTCTGCATAAGGCTTGTTCTTGAGGATCATCTTTGCTTGATTCTTTAGCTTCTGCGAAGCTTCAAAAGACTTTACTCTTTTTGTGTCGATTGAAATCTTTCTTGTTGCAATGTCCCCTAGCATCATAGAGATATGTTTATAGAAGTCATATCGTTCTGGCTTCTTTACTGTCTTGAGGATGTGTTCACATATTTTATTCTTTACCTCACAAAAATCCATCAAGAATCTCTTGGGGACCAAGTCAAAGAAACAGTTATCATAGGTGTCTACCTGTGAAATAGCCAGTGATCTCTTGAAAGCAAGGATTTTCTTGGATACATCATCCCAGTCGTCTTGCAAGTATTCAGGGATATTATCACTGATCTTCCCACCCTCAAGGTACAAAGATATGTAATCTACGTCTAAGTCACGTAAATACGGTGCATATTTCCAGGTTGCTTTAAGATCCTCAGGAAAGTGCCCTGGATCGAATACTAGCTGATTATGTGTATAGATTCCGACGCACTCGGTCTTGTCGTCTAGTGTTTGGAATATCATTTTCTTCCTCGCTAGATCCAATTATATCCCCTACTGTCCTCAATGTTAATGGATCAGTGTCGTATGGTCCAATATATTCCTCTTGGGCGAATCTTAATGCCCTCATATATCGGTTCTCTGAACTGAGATTGTAGACATTCATTATCTGTTGAACCTCTCTTCTTCTTATTCTCGATGATCGAGTAGGGTCACGCTCTGTTAGTCTAGAGAGGTAAAATGTTTTTAGTTTCCATCGTTCTCCAAAGTGAGCTTTATATTCTTCCTCAGAAATCTGGCTTCTTTCTATCACTTCTGTCTTGGGAACACAATCGACTTGCACATACTCTTTTCTCACACTGACTGTCGGAGCAGTAAGGATGTAAGTATTATAGAAGCCAAGAATGTATTTCTCTAGAAGTTCAGCGTCGTTGTTCCAGGTCTCGGTATAAGAGGCTTCAAATAATGTCTCGAACACCTCCTCTTGAGAGGAGGCGTCTTTGGCTGGTTGATATTCCTGGTAGCCTGGCTTAGGGGCTCCATTTTCATCAAAATGTATAGCTATGCGGCGTTTTACACTCTCCATCCCTGGAATTTGAGAATAACCAAAAGCCATTGGAGCTAACTCCTGATTTTCAAGTGTAGGGTCGCATGGCAAAGGATCAGGATAAAGGTCTTCAAACTCCTCGATTGGAACGCCATACATGTATTCTTGCATAGCTGGATTCCTAAGATCTGCCACTAGCCTCCACGGGATATTTCTATCAATAGAGAATCCGTACTGTGCTACGATATTAGAAACAAGTTCAAAGTTCTGATCTAAGAACTCATAAGACTTTGTGAAGTCGTCAGAGTATTGCTCAGCAGCGATCTCGACCATCAACCCAGACATCAAAGGAGATAAACTTACTCCCTCTATGTATCCACTGAATGTTGTTGGTCCCACTAGTGAAACTGCTAAGTCTATGTACTCGTCGAACACAGATAAGAAGTTGTCAATGTTTTTTATTCTTCTCTCTTTGTTCCCCAAAGGTAGAAAGCTTTCGATGAAGTATCGATAGACTACATCTCTCATATATTCATCATATTCTAAAGTAGCAGGATTCCATGCTTTCACAATTGTTGGTTCAGTCCAAGGACTGTTCCTGAATATTATGTTTTGGTCTGCTAGCTCTCTAAGTTTTTTAGACAAGTCGTACCAAGCGTCAGCTACAAAGTTCAATGCAAATTGGCTTTCGTTATCTGTGAAGTACAGTGGTTTTAGAAACTTCTGATCAGGTATTACCGTATTTCCTTTTGTGTTTACGATACCATAAAATCGCTCAGTAGACCAAGTGCTGACAGAGTTTGTGATCAAACCTTGCGGGAAGATAAGATTCCTATAGATAAGCCGCTCGGTATGTATACCTGCCGCACTAAGGTCGTTTTCCCCATATGAATAAGATTCTGGATTCTCGCTTGGAGATGGTTTATACTGATCTGCCATTTAGCTACCTAGAGTATTTAGTTTGCTGTTTGTCCTGTGTTGGAAAACCGCATCGACTGTTGTTGTAAAACCTCTACTAGAAATACTGTTTTGTGAGCGCACGACCCTATAGTAGCCACCAAGAGCGAGAATCTGGTTTGCGAACTCGCCCAAGGAAGCACGACTGTCTACATAAATCATGTCGCCGTTCTTATGTATCGAGTTGCCGAACATCTCAATAGAAACATTCTGAGGTAATATCAGTGCTTGGGCGAAGTTTGCGGCGTTGGGACCAGAATATATAGCTTCAATGTTCAAAGCCTTAAACTGTGGTACATCCTGTTTAGCAAAGTTAAAGTTTTTGGCGATGCCACGGTCTGCGCCGAGTGTGTAGTGATAAATGCCTCGCTTCTCATCCTCATCTCTGTTGCCTCGGTATTCGTCGTTCGTCTGTCTCGCAAAAACAATGTAATAGCTATTAACTTTTCTATTATCTACAAGGATCTCATTCTTCAGATCGTCCCGCCTTATATTGTTTAGGCGCTCTTTCGTGATAAGGTAATCCTTGCCCGCACTGCTAGCTTCGCTAGCCTTGACCTCGTTCTCTGTCATATAGAGAGTGTAATCAAAACTGATACGAAAACGGTACGAAGAAAGATTGTTTAACAATCTAGAAACTACTGACAAAAGAGTGTCAATAAATTGTCGAAAAGGATATTCATCAATCTCCCTAGAGATGATATTATCGTAAATAAACTGAGTCAGATAGTCTAGTGCTATCGGGATATCATAGAGGGGATAGTTCGAGTTATCATTTTCAAACCCTGGCACACCAAGCTTCTTTGGGCAATATGTACCTAAGATGAATTTTATATCATCTCTCATATCTGCGTTTTCCATTGCAGCTAAGATGATGTCGCCCAGGAACACGAATGGTATCTTTACGAACTTTCTATCTGTTTCTTCTTCACCTACTTTTACATTCAAACCTCTCGTAAATGTAAACTCGGGAGAGAGAGCATTACTTTCAAGGAACTTCTTTCTCTCCTCTTTTCCAAGTTTTGCGAGTTCATTTAATCTGTTCCGAGCCGATGCAGCGGCGGTTGCGCCTGACTGCCCTGTAATGTTGCCACCGAGCTTAAACTGTATCCCGCCGGAGCCATCTCTAGCTGCGGTGCTCATATAAATTCTACTAGTATTACCGGTCCCGCCGATAAGGTTGTTTATCAAGGAAGAGTATCGCTTAACACGCAAGCCCTTCTGGGCTCGTTTATAAACAGTCTCTACAAGATTCATTTGTTCGTCTATGGTCTCAAGCTCCTTGATTTGAGCAGAAGATGGCTTTGAGCCATCCGTTTGTAATCGGCGGAGATCTTTGTCTCCCGCAAGATACTCGTGTTCTCTATTCAGCCTGTCAAGACGAACAAATACGGTCCCTAATCCGGCTCCATCGAAATTGTCCACTTGGTACTTTAGATAACCATCCTTGAATAGCTTGTTTGAATCAACACCATCTAGTGATACCATCACTTGTTGCTGGTTTAAGTTTCCCTTGGTGAAGTTATTTTGCCCAAGGATATCAGATTGTGCCGAGCCAAGATAGTTATCTGATGACCCTACATACTCCAACTTTAGTGTCGTGGGTCCCTCTTGTGTGAAATTCACATCGTAGTTTGTAAGATTCAATAATATGACTCTTTGAGTAGACTTCACGGCTTCCAAGAACTTTTTCCAGTTCGGTCCATAGATGCGAGCCAAGCCACCAGGATTTCCTTGTGGGACAGCCCAGCCGACAACGACCTTTAGTTGTCGGAAATCGTTACTTACTTTGTCGTCCACCTCTATGCTTTTAAGATTTGTTCCTGGGAGCAATGCTTTCTTTAGTTTGTCATTGCTTTCCTTCAGGTCTTTCATTCTATCAGCTTTACTGTAGCCTTGTTTATTGATCTTCGGGGCGATGGATGATTTTCTTCCATTTGTAAAGAGGAAAGTCAAATAGTTTAGATTGACAAGCTCTGAAAGAGTCCCAAAATACAACTCCAAGTCTGCTTGAATAATCTTGTCGCCTTCGTGTTTATTGTGGTATTTCCAATTAAATGATCGGATGCCTGCCTCTGATCCTCCACGTTTAAGGGTGTTGTCCACACTATTGGAGGCACGAGCGTTGGCAAGCTTTACTATGCGGTCTATGTCTGTATAGTCACTGAAGCGTACTTCTTCTTGTTTTTGTCTCTTTTCCTTTGTCTTTTTCCCGTCTTTGGTTACTTCAACGTCTTCGTTACTCACAATAAAGAACCTTAACGTGGGCTGGAGCGATCCCAGTTGTGCAGGGGTCGCATTATGAAAAGGCTTCATGCTAGTAGGATCAGTTAGTTTTGCAATAATACTCTCAGGGGACATCTCGACACAAGGCAAAACATACTTATTTCGCTCTTTAGCTGCTTTTAATTTATCGGGCGAAAGAGTCTCATTAGATTGCTTATAGATAGGAGAAGCTCCAGTGTGGATCTCCTTTAGATTTTGCATAAGCACTTCTTGACCAGTTATGGTAATTGCTTTATTTAACTCATCCCTTCTTTTTTGACCTCTCACTGCCATGGCGACTTGCTCGGCGACCGTTGGTTCTCGTCGAAGACCGAGTTCCTTCTCGGCGTCGTCCAAGATGAGATCAGGGACCCTTACTCCCTCCCACTTGTTATTGTCGTTCTCAGCCATTAGAAGAACCCTAACACATCAGCAAGTGGCTGTGGAATGTAGTAAATCTCTCCGACTTTGAACTCGGCTTCTGAAGCTTTCTTGTTATACCAAGCAATCACCCACCAATATTCTGGGGATCCATATGCTTCGTTCGCTACATTATAAAGCTTATCTGTGGCTCTCCATACTTGTGGAGTGTTAGTAAGACTCGCTATAAAATCATTTGTAGGGTAGGATAGCCTAGGAAACTCGTATTGGTAGGTTTCTTCTATACCTCTACGCCTAAAGAAGACATTCTTGTAGTTCTTGTCTTTATTTAGGAATATATCTGTTTTCCCGTATCTTGAGTATGCCATCGCTTACCTTTCCTTTCTCACGGCAAATGGTCCATTTATAGCGAAGCCAGCGCCGTTCGTCGTTGCATTGACTGAGTTAGGGTCTCGCCGAGCAGTCTGAGTCAAGGGGACGAGGGCTGGAGTCAAGGGTTCTTGACCAGGCAACGGTTTCAGGGGTGGTAGAGCCTCATCTGTTGATTTTGTGGTCGCAGGCTGTTTGCTTTTTACAGGCTGTTTCTTTATCGTTTTTCCGCCGGATGAGGACTTGCCGCCACTAGAAGCTACTCGGTCTGGATCCGTCCTCTTGGTGTAGTATGGATAAGATCCCTCGTCCACTTTGTCATTCTTGTTTCCATTAAAGGAATAACCAGTACCAGTCTTTCTCCAGCCAAGTTCGTGCTCGTGTAAAACAGTAAGCTCAAAGTTCAGCCTGTAGGTTTTGGGATAATATTCATTCATCTGTGGGTCTTTTCCGTCTTTACGATTAGATACACGACGATTAAACATCCCGTATTCTAAAGATGGATCAAACGTAAACCCGTTGACGTAGCCGAGCAGACCTCTGCCTGTATTTGCATTTCTAATAAGATTGCCAAAACTGACTCTCATAAGGGGTCCTTGATTAATAACAGTGGCTCCGCCATTAGACTTCCCGTCATATAAGGGATACAAGAAAGTCATAAGCTTGTTTACTTTAGCTAAGTTTATCTCTGCCTGCTCGAAAGAGTCAGCAGGAACCCACCAAGCTACTGAAATAGATCGTCTCGTGTTCATAAATGTAGCGATAGGATCCATACGTCCATAAACATCTTCAGCGTTCCACGTAGAACTGAAGTTGTCACTGAATAAATCCAAGAAGGCTGGAAACTTTACACCAACGTCACTAGGCACATGCTTTATAGTTAAATCTTGACCTTGAACCTTGAACTGTTGTCTGGAACCTTGTGAATAAAAATCGTTCTTTACCATATCTTAGTTTTCCATTATGCCATACGAGCAGGAGTAGTACCGGCAAGGACTCTTTCTTGCATCGTTGGGTTGCTACCAAGCTTCTTCGACATTAGAGTTCCATCTAGGTACGTGTTCTGATCTTTACTGTATATCTTTTCAAGGATATTGACGACCTTGTCGAGTTTGCCTGTCGTCTGATCCATATTTTCTAGTCCCCCGACCCTTGGAGAAACTTTGATGCCATCTTCTGGACTGATATTGTAAGTTTGACCGTTCATAGAAGTGACAGAACGAACCGCTCCCGGTCTTCCATTAAGGTCGCCGGCGATGGCTGAGGGCACCTCTCTTCCGATAGAGTAGCCAAGCGCTGCGCCGGGGATTGCACCGAGACCGGCAAAGACAGCGCCGCCAGCACCACCGATCGCAGCGCCGCCCAGACCGCCGGTTAATCGGGCTTGGGCATCACTTTGACCTTTGCTGTCCGTAAAGAGACCAAACGACTGGGCAAGGTCCTTTATTAAGAGGAAAACAGAAAGAACTGTTCCCAGCGCCATTGATATAATTTTGAGACCGTACCCAAGAGGAGCAAAAAACCCTTTCATATAGCCGGCTACTTTTATAATAATAGCGCCAAACATCATCATTTTACTGATTATCATCCCAAGACCGCTAGACATGACAGTGTTGAGAACCTCGGCGATCGAGTTAAACACAGATAAAATACTAGTCATAACCGGTGCAAGATTTATAAACAACTGCTCAGCGACAGCTTTGAACTTATCCATAGCTGTTGTGAACTTTTGCACTCTCTCTGCATTATTTTCTTGTTCCTTTTGGAACTCACGCATTGCCATTGGGTCGCCGAGTAGCTTCTCTGCGGTCAAAACATCCGTCTGTAAGATCTCAGCGATCATTTGTCTTTGACGACGACCCATTTGATCAAACCTCATGCCTTCCATATCAAACTCTGCACGCAGAATCTTAAGTCTATCTTCAGACGAGGCTGCCATAAGTTCAACAGAATTAAGCTGCAAACCTAGCTGGGCGTTAAGCTTCCCAGCAACATCAGCAGAACTCTCAAAGGTATCAAATAATTCCGAAAGATCAAAAGCCTGGCGTGTTGTCAAGCCTAGTGTTCTAGCTTGTTCATTCAACCTTGTAAAGACACGAACACCATCTGACCCGAATCGAGACATCTGTGGGCCAAGATCTTGGAAGTCATTTACAACAGAGGATAGGGGAGAACCTGTTCTGATGGCTAGGTTTTCTAGTTCTGCGGCAGCAGCAAGAGCGCCAGCACCCGTTAGACCAAAGCCCTCGTTCAATTGGTCAAGTACGGTTGCAAAGGTATTCGTATCAACCCCAAGGACTTTAAATCGACCGGCAAGATCGTTTATCTCTCCACGAGTCTGTTTGCTTTGGGCATTGTACATCTTGAATCCTGTAGATAGTGATCCTACAACTTCTTTACTCTCTGACATTGATAAGTACAAGCCGTCATGGCTGTTGGCCAAATCTAAAACATCTTGCTGTAAAGCCGTGGCAAAGCCTGTTTGTTTTGCCAGCGCTACATTGGTCTCTTCGATGGTCTTCATCATAGAGAACATACCTGCAATAAACGAGTCAGCAGCCTTTGTAATATCGATTATACCTTCTTCGTTCTTTTTGAACGCAGAAGTGACTTTACCGATGCCTGGAACTAGGTTTCCTACTGTGCTGGCTGTTTCATCTAAAGCCGAGTTGTAATTAGATATGGCTTTTTTGTTTTTCTCTACCTTCTTAGTTGTCTCCTCCAACTCATCTTGAAACTCTCTAAGATTTTTTACAGCCTCATCATAGTCGGCTTGCTGCTGGGGGGTCTTCTCCTTGATTTTATCAAGATCTTCAACGAGTCGAGTTTGCTTTTTGATCACCGCATTTTGCTGCTTCAGCAGGTCTAACTGTTCTTTTAAGCCTTCATTTGCCATGACCTAGCCCTACCCTTTGATGGGCCAGTTGATACCGGCTTCGGTCTCGAATCTTTTGATAGCAAGCTGAAGTTTAGCTTTCTGCTTGTAAGTCATCGGATCATCTAGACCATATTTCTTAATGAAGTCAAGGTACTTCTTCTCGTTTACCAAGGCATCGGTAAATCTTTCTACTTCTATTCTGTTCCCTTTAACTCGTACAGGAACTCGTCTGCCTTTGAACATTTTAGATAAGAGATACTCAATCCACGCTGCAAAGACGTGGAGAATATTCTCATTGAGTTGGTTACCTCGAAGCTTGGTAAGATCTAAAACATCATTTTCAAAATCGATTTGCACAGGATTTCCCCCTTAGTACTACGCTTATTAAGTAGTTTGGTAAACTATTTCTTACGGAGTATACCTCTTGCCTCGACCACTTGAACTGGTTAATGTTTTAGATTGCGCTTCTTGTTCTTGGTTTTTTTGTTCCGCTAAGCGGTTCAGGAACCAGACTCTAACGCTGACAGGAAGGTTATACGACTCAAAGAAACTCCAACCTCCATAATATTTAAGTTGGAATATCTGCTCGTAAACGCTCTCTATGTATTGATCACTTAGGCCAAAAAAAGTCCGCAGAAAGCGGAACCTCCATGTCCGCTGTATGACCGCAACTAGTGCAATCAAACTCTTGTGTCAAGTCGATGTTGGGCACGCAAGCTGAATAGGTGTTTCGAAGGATTCGACCATCTCTTGCTGGAAGTGCCTGAATGAAGGATTCAACGACTATTGGTGACTCCTGACCGTTAACGCTAACAATGTAGCTTCTGAACATATCTGTCATAGTGCCTGTGGCTTGTTTTCTCTTAGCCTTGCGCTCTGATTCTTTGTATAGTCTCATCTCATCAGCGCCTGTTAACATCTTACACTCAACGACTGCGTTTGTCATTGGTAAAGTTATTAATAGGTTCCCTTCATCTGTGAGGACAACAGCGTTCTTTTCAATGTTCTGTTCGTACTCAGTTACTGAAGGGTCTGTAATGTCAAATTCAAACTCATCTGTGTTGCCGCAAGATGGGCAAGTCACTGATGTAGTGTAATCCGCTCCGTATCCTGTTCTTCTTGCTGCTACTAAAAGAGCGTTCTTGTCACCAATGAGTAAGGTGTCGATACGGACACCCTCTTCGATAATCAAACTCTGTAACATTCTGTCAAGAGCCACACCCTCTTTAAGCAAAGCACGGGAAGTAAGAATGTCTTCTTCCTTAGCAGTCATATATCGGATCTCTACCGAGGTCTTATTATGAAGGGGATGGTTTTGTGGGTAAAAGCGTCCACCACTTGGCAATGCTACAAACTCAGTTGGCACTGACCATGCAAATGTTGGTTGTGGACCAGGCACACCAGCGCCTACCGTTGCAGCAACAGCAGGAGTTGGTGTATCGTCTTGGGGAGTAAAATCTTCAGGAAAACCTGTTCTATTTTCGTTGCGACTCATTTATAACCTTTCGTTTCTTATATTGTAACCGATATTATTTGTTCCGTTTAGTCAGCAGCAGATGTTTGGTCTCTGCCGTTAGCCTTGGTCTGGGTAAGTCTTGCCCAGTCATATGTGACCTCTACGGTTACTTCGTTCATATCATCGGAACTATAATCTAAGCTTCCGCCAAAGTCAACAGAGGTGATGAATGGGTTGATTAGTTCCCAGCGTTCGATGATCTCACCGTTTTCGTCGATCTGGTCGATGAAGACAGAGCCGATCTGTTCAGCGAAAGCCTTCTTGCTCAAGCTTAGCTTGGACTTAGAAGCTGTGGTTGGGAACTTGTAGCCAGAAGCACCAAGAACGTCTAGGAAAGCATAGGACAAATCTGGGTCCACTGGATCTACCAATGTGATAGAAATTGGATCCCAAGTTACACGACCTGGATACTTGAAAGTATGATCGACGTACTGATGTTCTATGGTACTGACGTTAGCCTTTGGCTTGCTGGCTGTTTTGATTGTCCATACTGGAATAGCACCTTGCCCTAGGGTTCGGCTACTAAACTTAAGTTCAAACCTAAACCTGCGCTTTGGCTCAGTTCTTACGTCATTCCAAAATAAGCTTGACATTCTCTATGTTACTCCTTGATAATATATATTAGTTGCCTTTGATTTAGTCTTCGAAGGCTGCCCCACTATTTGTAACCACGAAGTCGATTGCAAAGTACTCAACAGAGCGAGTAGGTTTGACAAGCAACTTAGCATAAATAATGTTTCGGTCAACGAGGTCTGGTGTTGTTGTTGTTTCGTCTAGGATTAGACGGAAGTCATCAATACCAAACTCAGCACGAACACTCTCTAGGATTGGTCCAGCTTGACCCAAGAAGCGATCCCAAGTATCCTTTGCGTTTGGTCCGAAAAGGAGGCGGGAAGCGATGAATGAAATCTCACGCTTCAAGAAGATCATCAAGCGACGAACGTTGATACGATCGAGAGCAGATTCTGTTTGCTGTAGTGTCTTTTGACCGAAGATTACGATACCTTCAGCAGGAAACTTAGCGATTGGGTTAATGTTGTTTTCGTAGAGTCTGTCACGATCATCTGATGTGAGTCTTCTAGAAACATCTAGGACTGGCAAACCAGCAGCACCTTCACTCAATCCACCTCGGGTGAATCCAGCAGGAGCAAACCATGGAGCGTTGATTCTATCAGTAGAAGAAAGAACACCCAAGGCTGGAACTGTTGGTGGTACCCACAAGTTCTGGTTTGTGTTTGTGTCTAAGATACGAACCCAAGGATAGTATGTAGCACCGTAGCTGTTGTTGATGCTACGATCTGCCAATGTGTTTGCTGCCTGAGTAGGCGTGTTGGCTTCGTTTCTAGTCTGAGCAGATCCTGTGTCTTCAGTGCTTGGTGTATAACCGTACTGGATGTCTACGAGAGCTAGGGCATCGCCACGCTCTTCGATTACGTCAAGCAGGGTATCAGTCACAACGCTCTTCCAAACACCTGGGATAGCAACAGCGTTCATCTGAACAAAGTCTTTGTCAGACGCAATGTTGATTGCTTTTCTCAAGCTGAAGAGTTCATAAGAACTTTCTTCTGTTGAACCGATCTTTCTATTTGCGAAAGGTTCACGCTCAGTGATGTCATACCCATCAAAACCGCCGTGTAAGGTGGTCGTGAATCGGTCAATGGACCCGGTAAGAACATTCTTGTAAGAGTTTCCAACCTGAGCACTGATAGCAGTACCAGCATTACGAGAGCCGCTAGCGTATGTGAAAACACCGCTTGCTGGTTGCTGGACATCATCCAGGGAGAATACCCAAGAGATGGCTAGTGCGGAGGAAGTCTGTCTTGTTGGAGTGTCACCCTCAATATCATAATCTGTTGAAGATGGGTTAGCAGCTTCGCCAAAAGATGTTACGTCAGCAGAGCGAACTCTCAAGGAGTCAATAACCTGCTGCGAGAAGAATGTATCATCGCCAGATCTGCCTGTCCAAGCACCCCAATAGGTGTTGTTAAGAGACCTTGGCTTACCCCAACTGCTCTGACCACGTAGTGGTACAGATGGGAACACAATCGATCCGCTAAATGCGTTTTGTTCATAACCACCGAAGGTAGGAACGTCTACAATATCAGTTGAGACTGTTGTATGACCAATGTTTCCATAGTTAGCACTAGAGCCACCAAGTAGCATAGTGAGCATAGAGCCACGATTAGCTTTCAAGGGAGTGTCTAGATCTACGGAGAAACCGCTTGAGCCACTGACAATACCAACACTACGGTACTGGAGAGGACCGAAGACGCCGAAAGGCAACCAACGGCGTTCACCGCTACCAGCAGCGACGGTGTCGTTTACGACAACACGAACAAAGTTTGATTTGTTTTCAAACTCGCCGTACTCTACAAGGCGCTTGTCATTTTCATCATAGACCATGTACTTGTCACCGATACGCTTAGCAATATAGCTATCAGCAGCAGGGTTTAGTGTTACACCGTCATAACGCTCGATGATTGATGGGCGGTTATCTGTGTCCTGGAGATCACGAATGATCACAGAGAAGGAACCGTAGTCCTGATAGTCGCCCTCTGGAGCCTTGATGTTAGCAATAGATATTTTTATTTCCCGTTGAGTTGACTCGCCAGCGCTTAGAGCTTCAAGGCGGAAAAGCTTCTGTTGAGCCTTTGCTTGGTACCCAGCGTTGTTGGAACTAAGATCCTGAGAAATAAACCAGCCTGTAGAAGCTCTTGTAGCAGCGCCACGGAAGTTGCTCTGCTGCTTAGCAGCTTTGAGATCATCAGCTTGCTGAACAGCCATTGGCAACATAGCAGCATAAAACTTAGTAGCAGAAGCAGTACCACCATCTAGAACACCGATGGAGTTAGAGGCAGTCTTATCAACTAGAGAGTTTTCAAATGTTTCACCGAGGAAGTAAACACCTCGTTGGTAGAAAGCTTTTGATGAAGCGTCTGTGATTGCACTGTTTGTTATTGTTGGGTTAGTATTCAAAGCTTTACGAATAAAGTTCTCTTGGTCCCTATTAAGACTTACTGTCACTTCTTCCGAAAATTGACCGCCTTCACTGCCCGTGAACACGAGTGTGATATCGTTAAGACCATTGATCTCGTATATTGTAGATCCGTCTTGTGCGGTCGAGGCAGCGACGCCGCCGGCAAAAGCAGTGGTGGTCATCTTGGCAGGGAATGCAGTACTTGTAAATGTTGCGGTATTGTCATCAGTGCCAATAGTGGTTCCAAAGACATTTACGACAAGAGGGTTGGTCGCATCAACGGCGGCGACTACTGGAAAGCCCGCAGCAGCAGCAGCATTTAGGCTGCTAACAATTGACGCAGCGAGGCCACCGGGAGCGACGTCTTTGACACCTATTATGGTACTGGTTGAATCCGCTGGCAAAACAGCAGAGTCAAAAGTAGCAGAATAGGTTTGAGTGCCCAAGGTTAGAGCAAGAGGCTTAGCGCCAAGGTCTACTGCCGGGGAGACGACGGGTACATATGTCAACGTAGCAGATGCAGTGGAGCCGGTGTTACCCTTGAGCAAGACACGACCATTGTTCATGTAAATCTGAGCAGCCACTGATCCAGTTAGGACCCCTGGCGAAGCGTCCAAGCCGTTATAAGGCCATACGCAAAGAGCGTAGACACCGCCGGCTTTGTTCTTAGCAATCTCCGTACCTTCGGCAAGAAAGTCACTAACTTCCCAGCCAGCTTTACCACCGTCAGAAGCATTAGTTGAGTTATCACCCAAGACACGAATAAATGTCAAAGGTGAACCATTCTGTAGCCATGCCTGGGCAGCATATGCAGCATAGGTAGGAGCAGTTAAGTTGCCCTCACGCCATACATCGCCACCTTGAGCACCAGGAACTGGGTTACCAAATGTCTGAACAAAATCAGAAAAGGAATCCACAGTAACAGGTTTATCAGCAGGTCCTTTTCTGGATCTGCCGATAACTAGTGGTCCAACTGCGCCAGGTGTGTCGGGCAGTTGAGATTGATCGATCTCGTTGATGAATACCCCTGGGGATATAAATTTGAACTTTCTTGAAGAGTTGTCAGCCATTGATAATCCTTCTCCTCGGTGTGTTTTTAAATCGCTATTTTGTAGTATAAAACATACTAAACGCTAATAATAAATAGTAACCGATAAATCCAAACACCCACCAATATCTTATTATGGTTAGCGTCTATATTTATCTTTTCTTTGTGCCTGGAATTCAGGCTTGTCTTCCGTAACTGTTCGTTCTCTACCTATCGTTACTTCAGCGGCAGACTCTACCACAGTAACAGATGGGGTCTCTTGGTTCTTGTCTGCGCCGATGATGTGCCCTAGCACCTTGATGGTTACGGTTGATTTGAATACTCTCTCATCCGTTCCAAGTGCGGCGTTATTACTTTCATTGGCAAAATCAGGCTCGACAAAAGCCTCATAGGTGTTTCCGTCGTAAGTTATGTTGAATACAGCAGGAGTTGAGAACCCAGATAGGAAGGGAGCCAACATCTGGTTCATCTGTTGCTGATAGTTGGAGATCATTTTTACCTGATACACAAGCTCAACAAAAGTTGGGTTTGGTATAAACAAAGTCTCATAAACAACTTTCTCATTGTCGAACGGGAAGGTGCTCTGACCATATTTCCTAACAGCAGTTGCATTCGCACGCTCTCTTGACTTGCCCTGCTGGACTTGTCTAGCGATTGGTACAGCACCGCCCTTCTTATAGAAGTCAAAGTATGGCGGGATATACACACCGTACCTTCCTTTGTTCTCTGGGTTCTTAGTTAGCGAAGTTCTAATAATAGAGATGATAGGGTACTCTAGAGATCTACCATTCTTTCTTAGTTCTTGTTGGTTTTTTATTTGGTATGCCCTTTCGGCACCAGCAAAGATAACAGGTACTTTCTCGAAGCCTTCATTTGTATCGCAAAATACATTTAGAGAGTCGTTTACGAACTCATAAATGGCAGCGTCGATGTCCTCTAGTGTTGAGGGCTTCAAACTGTAGTCTGCTTTCAAATCTTGATCTAGCTTTGTCTTCTTTGGCATTTATAAAATCCTACATTCTCTTGTTGTGACCGCCGAGACTTCCGGCAGGGTTGAATAGACCACTTCGGGCTTGACGACATACGGCAGTCACCTCTAAGGAAGTGCCATCAGCAAAGTCACTATCCTGACCAAAAAGATATCTTGGCTCAAATGTATCTACAATCTCAAAGAACATCTGATCATATTGAACAAAGTCGCCTAGGCGTACAAACAAGTCCTGATCTTCTGTTAGTCTTCTCTTGTGGAAGTGTACATTGATACTGTATATGTTATCAAAGCCATACTCTTCCTGTACTCCGTTTGGTCCGACGTACTCTACCAATGAATAAGCTCTTACTGGTGGTAAGAATGTTTTATCTATTGCTTCCCCATAAACTGGGTGGTATTTTGTTCTGTTATTGTCTATAGGGAAGTAAAGTAACTGTTGACCAATAACACGCTCGATGACCTCGTCATTGAGTTGCTTTACAAAGTTTCTTTCTGCTTTCCCTACAAAAAGCGGTGGTGGTGGCTGAGTAGGCTGAGTCCATCTGTTTTGAGGCATTTATCTTATCCTACGTATATGCCAGTTGGAATCTTCTGGACAATGTCTGCTGCGCTATTCTGTAACCTCTGATCTTGTTCAGCAAGTGCAGCATACACCATTTGGTCCAATGTCTCCTTAAGTTCTGTTCTTAGGTTTGCCTGTTCTTCCTTTGCCTCGGATACAAGCGCTGGACCGTTCAGCGTAATCTCATTATTAGGGATTGGTATTGAAGCAAGCTTAGACCTTACTTGACCAAGAGTCTCCTTAGCTAGAGATAGGGCAAAGCGTCGGCACCATTGCTTACCAATACTATTAATGTTCTGATAAGGAACATTGGGAAATGGTAAAGTATTCATATTGTTGACACCATCAGCGCCATGCTTGCGATCTGATTCTTCGGTAAAAGCATCCTCTGCTGCCCTAAACTCTACCCAAAACTTTTGAGTAAAGCCTCTTGGGCTAGGGTATATTCTTAATTTATTATTATTAATCCTGAAAGAGTAGTGAGAAGCTCTTACGTTAAGATCTTGCTCAAAGGCATACGCCTGGAGGACATTTTGCCAAGATGGAACCAACTGGAAAGAACTATCGTCGGCATACATTCCATATGTTGATAAGTTACCCACAGCACCAATAGCATAGCCACCATAAAAGTTCCACATAGCAGCAGGACTCTTATAATAAACCTTCTGTATTGTCAAAGCTTTTTTGCCAATTTTGCCGTGGAAAGGAGAAGTTATATCTAGTGAAGCTGAATAGATAATCTTTTGTAGATCATAATCTTGAACATCATCTACACTTGCGAAAGATGCTGAATAGACTGTTTGGTTTCCACCTACGCCAGCCAAGGTTCCAACACTATCACCAATATTTCTGATGTATCCTAATTGGAATCTCGGATACTTTAAGTTTGGACTTGAACCCGTTCCATGAACATACTCAGAGAATTCACCGTCCTGATCAAAAGAGCCTGTATTGTTCCCCAAGAGAGAAGAGAGGACATTTTTAGACTGATGTGTGTTTATGAGATAAGAATACTCTAAACAAGACTCTTCATAGGCATTATAAACATTTGCTGGTGTAATCTCTAGATCTAGGATATTCCCGCCGAGCTTATTATAAGTGTATGCAACCTGATCAGCGGCACCGCTATAGAATGCGTTTGTTGTGTAAATGTTATAAGCTAGAACAGCTTGAACGTCGCCTGGGGTACCCGTGGATGGTAAGACGACGGCGCTCGTGGTGCTCAATGGCTGTAAGTTAGTTGGCATTTTTGACCCTCATATATTGTATAAATAGTTTTTGAGTTCCACAAAGGTTTATCTTAAAAAAGAAAACCCCGTCACAAGGACGAGGTTCCCTCAAATAATATTCAAGATATTATCTTATTTATCGCCTACTTATCAGCAACATCAGTTACAAGATCCTTGCAAATGACCAAGCCGTACATATCAGGACGAACCATCTTCTTAGCATAGCGAGTCATTACGCCCTTACGTGGGACGAAATCTTCGATACCAAAGATGGTGGGTGTGACCTGTAGTGGTACATAAGGAGCGTATACATAGCCGCTTTCTAGGAAGCTGCCACCACGACGACCTACTAGTAGGGTACTGCGTGGGAAGTAAGGATCGACATGAATGTCCATCTTACGGCTGATAGAACCAACATTTTGAGCACCCCAGGAGCCGGTTGTGTCGCTGTCTACTGCTGTAGAAGCACGGAAGCCGCTGGTGAACTCAAGAATGGAAGCTACTTCGGGACCGCAAACTAGGAAGTTAGCGCCGCCACGAAGGGTCTTACGGTGAATACGAGCACTTACGTCGTTGACTGTCTCAAGTAGAGTCTCGTACCACTCGGATACGGTACCTGTGAAGTCTGGGTAGACTGCGCCTGTGGTGATTGCACCTGTTTCACGTTGAACGAACTTGCCTGGGCTGCGTGACCAGTACAATGTACCAGCGGTAGCGCCTTCGACGAGATCCTTAAGGATTTCACGATCGATTTCTAGAGCGATCTGCTCAGAAAGAATGCTTGTCAACTCAACTTCAGCGTCGAGGTTATGATAAGCGTTCAAATCTTGAGCTAGTTCTGGGGACCACTTAGCCTTGAGCTTACGGGTCATAGCTGTGACAGCTACGGAATCAACCTTGATGTCGATTTCGTTTAGAGCCGAATCAGCTTCTAAGCGCCATGGTTCAGCACCGGTGACACCACCAGTAGCGGTAGCAGCAGCGAAGTTATCAGCACGGTTGTATGTAACCACGGAGAAGGTTGTCGCTGCGGCAACTGCGCCGGCGTCGTCCAAGAAGACCATGGACAAACTACCGTCAGACTCAAAACGAGTCAAGCGGCGGACGAGAATGGCATTAGCATCATTGGTATAGGTTGCAGCAAGAGCAATTACATTGTCTCGGTTGAGGTTAGGAAGCTCAAAGTCAACCTGACCAAGGGCAGCGCCAGCAGCAATTCTGACTTCAATGACTTCAGCAGCAGGGGTTGCTGCCATAGCTGCAAGGACGTCTGGGTCATTGTTTAGACGAGACAACTCGGCAGATGTAAGATTAGCAAAAATCTTAGCGGCTGGGATGTTTGTGCCAGCGACGCAAGGGATGGTAGCTGTCGTCGAGGAAGCTGTAGCAGCAGAGTAACCATTGTTAAGAGCATAAAAACTCTTTTCTGGATCTGTTGCTGCATCAGAGCCCAAATCAACACCACCAGTCAATCCCGAACCTACAACGCCACCGCCGTAAACGGATTCAGGGGTAACACCACCGACAGCGCCGGAAGCGGCTTGGGTCTTCTCATAGGTGAAATCTAGGAAGAAAATGAGACCTGAAGGTAGGCTCATTGGTTGAACGGATACGAGATCCTGTGCCAAAAGGTTACCGAATACACGGCGAACGATTGGGAATGCAACTGCGGAGAAGCCTTCGACGTCACCAGCAGCCATTGTGCTGGATTCTTTGAGAAGCTGGGCAGCTTGGTTTTCTAGTAGACGAGCCATGTTAGAACTTCTAACATCGCTAAGACCTTCTAGAAGACCAGTCTTTTCCCACTTCCCGAGAAGTGCTTCACCCTCATTGGCCAAGGAACGAGCCTTGATGCCTTCTGTGAGTGTTTCTAATACTGACATTTTTTATATCTCCTTTAAGTGATTTAATCAGTTTATTTGTTAAGACCTGCGAGAGTAGCCCAACGATTTTTTGTTGGGTTATCTTCAGTAGTGCGCTCGTCTTTACGATTCCCGCCAAGAATAATTGAGGAAGATCTAGATACTGCTTCAGACAATGATTGTGGAGCAACCCTCTTGGTTGTCGCCATTGTCTTTTGAAGGGTTTCAAATACCAACTTCGCTTCTTCTACTGTTTGTGCCTTATCAACCATCTCAGCAATTTTGTTCTTTTGCTGCTCATTCAGGGAGGAGTCAGATAGTACACGGTTCGCATACAATAATCTTGCATTATGCAAGTTTAATTTTTCAAATGTTTGTTTAGCTACGTTTAATGTTTCTGTCAACTTAGCTACTTGTTCTTTTAGTTCGTCGTTCTCTTGTTCCAACTTGGCGTGTAGTTCTTCTACATCTTTTTTATCCATGCCGTCGGTTGGGGGAGTTTCCTGAAGCTCGTCTTGTGTTAGGTCGGCTTCGGGCTCCTCTTCGAGAGCCATGTTGATGTCACCTTGTGGTACGTCAACTGCTAGGATCTCTTTAAAGAGGTCTACTAATACGCTTTCATCAAGCTCAATTTCTTCATCAGAGCGATTTGCAGGAGCTTCTTGCTCTAGATCAGTCCCGGTTTCTTCTTCGTCGTCGATCTTTAGGGTGTCGAACATTTCTTCACGTTCAACGCCATCGTCGGGCTGAGCTTCGCCAGAAGCTAGTTCTTGGCTCAAGGTAGCGCCGATGTCGTTTAAGTCAATGACAACGGTTTCGTCTTCTGAGAGATGGGCAGCGGGGGCTTGGTCTACGGTTTCTTCTGTCTCTGGAGATAGTTCCGCAGGGGTGTCGGTTGCAGTAGGTTCTTCGTCTAGTCCGAGCCCAAGATCAAGATCGTCTTGTTCTAAAAGACTGCTGACAGCCTCTCGGACCTCGTCAGAATACTTCTCTACCACTGCTGTTTCAGCGTTCTTGATCGCAGCCTCACGTAGTGTTTGGGCATCGATGATTGCTTGTTCTAGCATATTAGACATAAATATATCCCCTTGTCTGATGAAAATACATCAAGAATAAATAGTTATTTATAAATCTAAAAGACTAATTTTCTGCTAGAAGGTGGCGAGCGCTACTCTTTGCCAAGTGTTTGCGGCGATGCAGATATACAAGTATCCAGTGCCGCCATCATTCTCCCAGGCGATTTGTCCAGCGACACCAGCAGCACCGGCTGAGGCTGGGGCAGTAGGAGCCGTCAGGACCACCTCGTTACTTATAGTTAGTGCTGGTGCATCTATCTGAAGGGTTCCAGCAGTTGCTAGTGTAGTATTACTATCCGCAACTGTTAGGGTTGCAAAACTATCAGCGTCATAAGACCACTTCTGTTGAGTCGTTGTACTGAAGATTTCTAATGTCGAGTCAGGGTCATTTAGTCCTAATCCAACTTTTCCATCATCTTTGATAGTGAGCACATTTCCCGCACCACCTGGGGCTGTTCCAAATATTAAATCATCGCCGGCTACACCAGAATATATTTTGGTTGTGCCGCCAGCAGTATCCATATCAAAGATAAGCTTGACTTCAGCGTTTTCTCTAAATGAAATATCGCCGCCAGCAGCGTTTAGGCGGATATCTCCTCCAGCATCTAATATTAGGTTGCCAGATTCTCCTGTTGCAACGGTTACTTCACTGGTGTCCGCAACTGTTAAGGTTGCAAAACTATCCGCATCATAGTTTATCTTTATCTGAGGGTCTGTTGTACTTGTTACTTCAAGTTGTCCATCGATTACAGCATCACCTGAGATGCTATTTGGAGATGGTCTGTATCCGCCGCCGCTTCCGAATCCCATTCTTATACCCTCCTGTTATGCGTCAATGCCAGCGCCGGTCAAGGTCCACATAGCGCCTTCATCAATTCCTGTTAACTCTGCAAACAATTGAAAGTCACTTGAAGCGCCTGAGTCATTTGAAATCCAAATAGACTTTGTCTTTATGTTCATTGTTACTGATGAGTTTTTAGCGTCAAGTGTGATAAAATGTAGCTTAGCGGGGTCACAAGCATCAGCCTGAGGAGCAAAATGAACTCTGAGGGCGTCGTTACCCGAGGCATCCTTATTGATTACTGTAATAGATTTTGTCACATTTGGAAAATCAACTTGAACCTCTGCACCGTTGGCAACTACACTTCCCGTTAGAAAAGGCGTGCCAGCAGCCTGATAAGACCCTACACTTGAAATCCCTGGACTTCTGTTGTAAAAACCTTGAAAGTGTGCGCTTTGATCTGGTGATGTAGCCATTATCGTTTTTTCCTTCTGTACCTGTCTCTAGGTGTAAGTAGTTCATTTCTTCTTCTATTCACCTGAGTTATGATTCTTTTCTTTGCCTCTTTTCTTTCCCGGTTTGTTTCGCTTGGTGCCTTGAAATGCCTTCTCTCACGACATTCTTCAATGATACCCTCACGCTTAACCTTCTTAGTAAATCGGCGAACCATCTTTTCAGGATCTCCATTACACTCTTCTGCGTGAACTGTAACACAGGGTTCGAGTGGTCGTTGTCTTCTCTTGTTGAACTTATTATTTTTTCTCATTATTTCTTGCTTTCTATTTTGTTTGAAACTGAGCCCCAGTTTTGAAATCCTGGGATATTTGTAATATCTAATCCGGCATCACCTGGTGGTAGTCCAGACAATGCGCCGCCTTTTCCTTGTGATTCTTGCAATGGCTTTGTCCCAGAGAAAAATCCTTGGTCAGAAAACTTCTCATTCAAGTCATTATAAGCACTGCTGCCGATAGCCTTCATCACTTCACCCCTATTGCTGTCAAGCATCTTAGAGGCTTCATTGCTTATTCTAGCTAGCTCTTTCATTTGGGCATTTGATTGTGAAGTAACTTGGGGCATTGGCGATTCATTGACAATACCAGCCGTAGATGATACCCTCATACCTGTTGCGACCTCAGTCACAATATTGGTTAGAACACCTTCCTCAAAGATAACTTCTTTTATACATTCTTTGATTAGTGATTTGAGTTCTGATTTCTTCATTATAACCTCTTCTTTTTTTGTTACCGTAAAATATCGTTCAGAGCACGATTGATTCGATCTGCTTTAGTAAGTTGAGCACGTATTCTGCTCTCAGCCATAAGGTAGGCTCCGCTAGTACTTGGCTCGGACACAAGGTCAAAGCACAACAACTGGAAGTCGTCCTCTACAATGGTGTAGCCATCTTTCTGATGTGTGGACCCAGTGCCACGACTTGAGATTCCCAAGCAGCCGTCGCCAGCAACAATCTGCTTTGCGATCATACCACAAGGGGTGTCGAGGATTTTAAGCTTACCCATTACATCATTACCGTCCCACCAGATATCAGTCATCAAATGACTAACGTTTGCCAAAGTTACTACTGGATTTTCTGGATGATCTAACTCGCCGAAAGCACGCTTTTCACGGACAAGCTTCTCGTAGTTTTGCATCTCCCTCCGAAGTACACCTTCTGGGTATATTCTCATGTTACCGTTTGGCTCGCCAGCGCACTGAATCTTGCCAGCAACAATGAGGTGAGTACCATCTTTATTCCCTTGGCGCTCTTCTTCTGTGAGAAGACCACCAGAATAATCTAGGTTCATAAACTCTTGTAAGACATGTCTCTTGTTCATTTTTTTCTCCTTAGGACTGCGGGCGTTACCCGCACGGTACAGCTACCACGACAACAGTTTGTTACTGGTCTTAGCATCCATTTTCTTGTCCAAACTCCTTCTGTTTCGATCTTCATGTTGGAAACCTCCATCTGAGATAAGCGAACATAATGCATAAGATGTTCCAGATGATAGGCTACCTAGGAGCACCGCATTAGTTATGCTTACACCATAGGTAAATAGTTCTGTAAATGGGTTTAGACTCATTAGAGCGACACCAACCCAGAAACCCATACACATTGGACATCCAAAGAAGTAGTGGGTTGGGCGGATTGGTGCAAGGATTTTTGAATAAACTAAAATCTGTGTCAAGCCGTAAGAGCACAATATAAAATATATTAGTTGCAATTTATCTCTTTTCTAGTAGAGGTAACCGTAGCCAGCAAAGCTATATGTCGGATCACCGATTTGATATGCCTCTGGGTTGTCTTCATGTGGTGGGATCTCTCCAGGCTCAGTTGTTTCAGAGTCTGGTGGATCAACGAACCTATCTTCAACGTTCTTGTCGTACTCCTTGGCAAACTCATCGTCGCCAGCACTCTTCTTGACGTACTCGCTGATCAAATATAAAACTGCTTGCAATGAATTTACGCCGATAGTGCTATCGACTATATAAGGAGTTTCCATCATACCAAACAAAACCCCAGCTTTAGGGTTGGCAGCCTCGGTCACACCACCCTTGAACAAGTGATACATAAGCTCTCTTTGATATTCATATACATCTTTTTCAGCATATGGTTTAGGCATTGAAACAACCTTACCCTCACTGGGATTGATTACAATATCCATATACTCATGGTCATCTATGATAAGATTGCCATCAAGAGTCTTCGTTATCTTGAGCGGTATCCGAGCCTGTACTGGCTTTTCTGGGATGTTTAGCTTTATCTTAATTGTCATCAGACTGATACTCGCTGACTAGCTTTTGTAACTTCAAGATTTTGAGAATGTCTTCCTTCTGGATGTTTGAGACATTTATTGATTCTATCTGTTCCAAGACTTGGTTGGTTGTGTTTATCATCTCTTCGTCTTGGTTTACTTCATCTAGTTCTAGAGATTTTTCAACCTCTTCTTTGATTCTTTTTAATTCTTTCCCGGCATGAAGGCGGAAGTCAACTTCGTTAGTTCCGAAGGATATGATATATTTTCCTAAGAAATCTTTTTGTTCTTTTAAAAGACCAGCATATTGATCATTGAATCTCTCAGAGAAGCTCTTTACAACCAAAGAGTCAACAGGCTTCATCTCTTCTTTTTCGTTTTTAGAAGTTGTCATCTCTTCAACGACTGTTTGTTCCATAAGGACACGGCTTTTGATGCCTCCCTTATTACCAAAGACTTGAGCGATAGTAGCAAATGACCTATAGTTTGGAACAAAGTTATTATAAACGCCACGGTCAAGATGGGTGTTAATCTTTTTGATAACTTTCGACTGTTCTTGGAAGATCTCTTGCGAGTCTAGTTCATTGTATGAATCTTTAGCTATAGCCAAAATCTTCTCGGCAGTGTCCTTATCAATACCCTGTTCTGCGACAATAGACTCATAACACTCAACTTCTCTACTCAAAGGTTTGCCCTTGGAGAAGTGTTCTGCTAGAATACTCTTTGCGATTTTTGTTCTTAGCTTATCTCTTTTGACAACAGATTTTGTCACTTCTCTGACGAGAGCTTCAAATAAAAACGCTGTGTTTCTTTTTTTATTATGCTTGACCTTCATCTTTTGTCCCTAGTTGTTCTATTAGTCTATTGATCTCTAGTTGGTTGTTAAACAATATTTGCTCTTCTTTGTCAACCGATTCCCTAGTTCTTATGACACCATTGCCGAGAGAGTCGATTGGACGAACTAACTGTTTAGCAATAGAGTCTGCTCCATTAAATAGTCTTCTTTTGTTTCTATTTCCTGGTTTAGCTGATTGTCCACCGGCTTCGGCAGCCATTGAACGTTTTCTGGCTCCAGGTGCGTACCGACCACGTTGGTGCGGACCTTGTACATCATCACGCTGACCTGGTTCTGGTTCTGCCAACAGTGGTCCTTCATCTGCTGGTTCTTCTGGTGTGTCTGTCTCGCCTTCACCACCAAGATCTAAACCAAGGTCATCGCCGCCTGCGCCGCCTTCGGTGTCTGGGATTGTTCCAGCCTCTTCGACAGCAGCACCGAACTGAGCATCTCCATACATTTCTATCTGGATTCTATCTATTTCTTCATTGTCTAACTTAAAGATGTTCTTATATACCCAATGCTTCGAGAAGAACCCATCGGTTGCTGCTCCAGCGATATCAAACTTGGTACGAAGATGTTCGAGTTCTTGTAGCTCAGCGATCTTAGATGGATTGTTTAGAGTGATCTTGAAAGATGTTAGATCAGCGTCTCTGTACCCAAGTGTGTACAGGTGGATAATAGCCATCTTTTCTATTTCAGCAACGACAGTTCTCTGAAGTCTTTGAATAGTCCTGGCAAAGCGAATATCTTTTTGTGATAGAGTTGTCTTATCTTCTATTGCGTCAGATTGAGCCAAGTAAGCTTTTGGGATCTTCAATGCTGAGAAGAGTTTGTCTCTCAAGTAGTTCACATCATCGATATCTCCCGTGAACTGTCCGCCAGCCAAGGTTTCGATTCTTGTGTTGCTTGCCGCACCACGGATGGGGATGTAGTAATCCTCATCAACACTCATTGCATTGTATCGCAAATCAACACGACCGCTGTCTTCATCAACAATCTGGTTGCGCTTCATCTGTGTTTTTACTTGTTCGATGTAACCTTCAACATCCTCGGGGGAGATATTACCAACGTCAATATAAAAGACTCGTCGCTCAGGGGAGCGGACAATACGATAAGCCATCATAGCATCTTCGAGTAGAGTTAGCTGTCTCCAAATGCGTCGAGAAGGTTCTAGTACTGATGTTCCGTTTGGTACATATTTGTCACTACCTATGACCCTGAAATGGCATACTTGCCAGTTTTCAAAGGTTACGCCCTTATTCCCCTCTGCACCAGTCCAGAAGTATTGGATGTAGTTTGGGTTTGTTGGGTCGGCACCCTCTATTCTTTCGATCTCTCGAACTGGCAGAGGGATCACATTTGTGATACCCATTGAGTCGTCGATATCCATGTAGAGATAATAGTCACCATACTTGCACATACCTCTTGCCCAACCAAAAAGGTTAGCCTCGATATTTAAGACAGTGTATAATAAAGTATTGACAATATCTTTAATCTCACGGTTTGCACACTCAATCGAAACGATTGGGTTAAGAGCCGTTGATGTTGTTATCTCGTCTGCATAAATATCTAAGGTAGAAGCGATCTCAGGCATATACTCCATTTGGTCGAAGTCGGTGTAGCGGATCTGCTTACTTCTTGCATGTAGAACTTGGTTACTAAGA